CATCAAATCGCGAGCGCGCCATTTTTACACTACCCCTCTTTTCGTGGTGGTTAATTTTGGTTCACCTTGGTGAGTATTTTGGTTAACACTTGGATGTGTCGCTATGACACAGCATCAATTACGGATTCATAGCTACATGTTGTTGATATGTATCGCATCTAAATTTATTGATTAAAAAATGAACTTAGTAAGCAAAGCGAAATTTGCCAGAATGGCCGGTGTCTCTAAGCCAGCAATAACAAAAGCGCTGAGGCCAGATAAAAATGGATCTGCGAGGCTGGAAACATATGCAGAGACGGGGAAAATAGATGCTGACTCAGCAATAGCGCAAGCTTATTTAAAGAACCCATCCGATCAACGCTTGCAAGCCGTTAAATCTGGTGTTCCATCAGGGCAACCCGTCAAGCAAAGCAAAGCGATTACCAATGCCATAACGAAAGTTCAGGACGCTCAGAAAAAGAGACTCGATGTTGATCGCAAGCTCAAAGAAGATCAGCATCTCCTTTTAGAATGGAAGATTTGCAAGCAGCGTGGCGAGTATGTCTCATTTGAATCTGTTAACAAAATGATCATGGTATTTCTTGATCGCTGGCTTAGCGAAAATGAAAGAGGATTTGCAGCAAAGTTTGATGAAATTGAGCGCGACTTGACAACTGGGAACAAAGAACGAATAAAAATCAAACAGGAGTTTGTTGACTGGTTAAGAGAACGTGCACATATTGCAAAAATTGCTGCCTGCGATCAGCTGCGAGAGATAGCAAAAAAACAATCTCAAAAATAGGAGATTCAATGATTTATGATATCAATGAGCACAACATTGCTGATCTTTTGAAAAATGAGCGGCTGAGGCGAGGGATAGAATACAACGAGCATATGAAAGAGCATCAAATCATGTTGAAAAGCCATCGCCTGTCAAATCATCCGATCATCCTCCATGTATTCAATGCGGAAGCATAGAATTTCAGAGGACAGGAACCTGTTTTGTTTGTATCGTTTGCGGATCAAGTCAAGGGTGCAGCTGATGAAATAAATGGTGCGGGTAGCTCAGAAAGAGCGCGTCTGGCCAACGAGGTCGGAAGTATTATTCCTCCCCCGCACCAGATTGAAGCAATTAAAAAAGATTATCAGAAGGAATCATGAAACGAATCAAAGTGATGTGCACTGGCGAGATCCAGGTCGACTATCGAGTGTTGAAAGACTTGCAGTTGACTGAGTCTGGAAAAAGCCTGAAGAAAACAAGCCCGGATAAGATCAACAAGCTTGCTCTGTCAATCTCGGAATACGGAATTGTAAATAACTTACAAGTCTGGATAGATGGCGACGATATCTATTGCTTTGACGCTCACCACCGCAAGATGGCCTTTGCTCAACTCGAAGCAGAAGGATGGGAGATACCAGATTTGCCTGCTACCAGGTGCCTTGCTGAAAACATCAAAGAGGCTAAAAAACTCCTCTTGCTTAAAGAGTCGTCGAACAGCTGGATCGATGTCAGCGCGATAGAGGACTATCTCAGCGATATCCAGTTCGATATCGAGGACGCTAGATCTATGATCGAGATACCTGATTTTGATTGGCCAGATCTAAATCAAAACAACGGAAAAGGAAAGGATTTAAATAAATTACCAGAAGAACCAAAACATATTGTTATTAAAAAAGGAGATCTCATAGAACTTGGAAATCATCGGTTGCTTTGTGGTGATTCGGCGGATAAGAAGCATGTTGCCTATTTGATGAATGGTCAGAAAGCGGATATGGTTTTTACAGACCCTCCTTATGGTGTTTCTTACGTTGGAAAAACAAAAGACGCTTTAAAAATTGAATCGGATAATCTTTCTCGCGAAGAACTGTGCTTGATAAATAAAAAATGGTTTGACAATGTTGATTTGGCTTGCCGTGACGGTGCTTATTTACTGGCAACGGTCCCGGCGGTACCGTTGCATTTGATATTTGCACAGGACTGGTTTAATAGGGGGTGGTTGAGGCAAATAATGGTTTGGAATAAAGACTCAATGGTTCTCGGCCATTCGGAATACCATTACAAACATGAACCAATTTTATTTGGATGGAAACCAGGGGATAGAATTAAAAACAACGACAGAAAAAAAACAACGACAGAAAAAAAACAACAGTTTGGGATTTTGACAGACCAAAAGCGAGCAGAGAACACCCAACAATGAAGCCGTTAGAAATGTTAGTTTATGGCATTGCAAATCACAGCCTAAAAGATGATTTAATTTATGATCCGTTTTTAGGCTCAGGAACAACCCTAATCGCATGCGAAAAAACAAACCGTAAATGCTTTGGAATGGAGATAGACGAAAAATACTGCCAGGTAATTATTCAACGCTGGTGTGATTATACGGAAAAAGATGAAATTAAAATAAATGACCAGTTGGTTTCTTGGAGCGATTTCAAAAAGAATTCTTAAGATTTATTAAATGATAAATTTAATCAATAAAACGATCAAGGAACTTTCTGACATCTCAAAAAATGCGGCTGCGAAAGAACTTGAAAAAATAAATCTTATCAAGAACGCCATTGAAAAGAAGAGTCCAGATACTATTTTAAAGATCTTACAAAGCGTCGGATATCTGCAAAATTTCTTCGATTACTGGGAACAACGATCAAGCCAAAAACCTGGAGAAATACAACAAACAATAGCAGGAGATCGCCCGATCATTGAAATATTGATCGATATGCATATCCTTTCATCGATCAATACACCATCAAAAATTCAGTGGGCTCCTTTACAAAAAGATGATATTCACCTACCTGAAGTTCGATCAATAAAAGATATTGAACCCGAGATATCTGATTATGAACGCCTCGCGGATCTGCTTGAAAAGCGTATTACCCGCCGATGTTTAAGCCCAATATTACAATTCGCCGAAACAGTTAAAGTTCCTGCCGGAAGATACAAAGGCCAAAAACTTGATTTGAGAAATGCCCCTTATGCTCGCCGTCCTTTGCAATTGATGGGTCCGGATCATAAGTGTCAATTACTTACTTTGATGTGGCCAACGCAATCAATGAAGTCGTTTCTTGCTCAAATCGTCACTTGTTTTTATACAAAAATCCTTCCAACTGAAATATTATGGGCGGGTGCTGACAAGGAAAGCGTTAGAAAGACATTTGAGCGAAGATTAACCCCAATGTTAATGGATTTAGGTGTCGAATTTATTTCAGCAACTCAAAGTAGGGCCGGGCAAAGGACAGGTGATGTCACATATTCAAAAGAATTTCCAGGCGGCAACCTGGATGGTGTGACTTATCGATCAACTGCCGGAATGGCGCAGGAATCAAAACGATTGTTTATTGCCGACGAGGCAGGCCAATGGAAAACAGAAACCGGAAATCAGGGAGGTCCTTTTGATCAGGGGTGGACCCGGCTGAAAACATATCTCGAAGAAAAAAAATGTCTGATCCCATCAACGCCAACGGATGAAGAAACATGTCTCGTTTTCAAGAAATTTCTTGAGGGTACCCAGGAACAGTGGTTTGTGCCATGTCCAATTTGTGGGCATATGCAAATTTTGGATGTGAGAAATAAGGATGGCTATGGACTAGACTGGCGAACAAAACGGGGGCGAATCATAGAATCATCAATAGTGTATGTTTGCGAGGATTGCGCTCGTTCTTTCAAAGAAAAAAGCAAGTTTCAGATTCAGCAGGATGGTGAGTGGAGAAAGCCAAACGATGCTCACCCGATAAACGCTTATACGTACAGCATGACGCTGCATGCTCTTAATTCGATGTTTGAGTCGTGGCTTGAAATTGCAACAGCTTATGAAAGAGGCCTCGATGATCCAATTGCAAAAAAGTCTTACGACAATTTTCAAGCCGGGCAACCACATAAACAAAGGGGAACCGGACTTGATTCTGCAACAGTTATGAAGAACAGAGGAGAATATCCGTCTCAGACGGTTCCCGACGGAGTTCTCTTCTTAACGCTCGGTGGCGATGTCCAGGGAGGGGCTGAACGCTGGAAAGAATATAGCAGCGAAGAACTTGAAATAGAGATCGAAAAAGCAAAAAAAGATGGCAGTGTTCATGAAAAGAAATTTCCTAGAATCGAAATTGAAATATTCGGCAGTGGCCCGTCTTATCGTGGCTGGTCAATTGATTACCAAATATTCTATGGTCATACTGATAATGCATTCACGGAAGCTTTTGAGAAGCTCAATAATTATGCTGTCGAAATAACGCAAAAAAACGGAGGATTCGGCTTTTTGCGGGAATCCGATGGTATGTTTTTTCCGATTGTTTTCAGTTTGATTGATTCCGGGCATAATGCCCCAATGGTTTACCGCTTTTGTCATCGATGGGGAAAAACTTATCCGTCAAAAGGCGAACGAATTATTGCTCCGCCTAAAGATGCCAGGAATATCGATCTGCAGCAACAAAACTTCATAAGATATCGAAAAAGCAGAGTTGGAGAAGGAGACACGACTACACTTTATACGATCTCAACGAAGCTGTATAAGAAAAGCATGTACGGATTGTTATCAATACCAAGAATAGACGGAGATATACAGTCACCAGGTTTTCAGGATTTCCCACGAGATTATACTTCGAGATATTTTGAGGGATTGACAGCAGAAGAAAAGCTTAAAAATGGTGAATATGACAATCGCGGGCGATATAATGAACCAACCGATTGCCGGGTTCTGGCTTCATGCGCTGCAGATATCTATCTCGATCATGAAGTAGAGCGGTTCCGCCATTATTATAAAACGGAAAAGAAATTGAATGACATGCAAATCAGGGGAATCAATCAGCGCTTTGTCATTACCATGCTCGCCAAAAAGATGAAGATTGACGAGCGGTTTTTGATCACGAGATCTGCAGCTTAATAGTTATTTTTCGCATAAATAGCCATTTTTATGCATTCTTCGCACCTCATCCTATCGATAACGATTTTGACAGGATGGTATATTTAACTTACCGTTGCCCCATATTTTCAACATTTATTCCTAATCCACAGCAGATGTATTCAAAATCATCAGACTCAATTTTATTTTCTTCAAAACAATATTTGACAAAATTTTCAAAAATGACATAATTGTCAGCATGACACTGACATCAGATAGAAAAGCACGATATGAACAAAAAATAATAAAACTTGAATCACGTTTGCAGAATGCGGAAAACGTGCTTGAAAAACTGTTGTCAAATGACGGAATAGAATCAATGAAATTCGACTCAGGTGAAGCAAATACCTGGGCAAAATACTCAACTCCAGAACAGCTGCAAAAACTCATCTCCTATCTCGAATCTCAAATTGATTGGTACCGTGGAAAATTAAACCAAACTGGAATCGTGAGAATGCGCCTTGCTAGACATGGTACATGCCATGCGAACTAATATTGCAACGCGATTCAAAAATATGATTTCGGCAATGTTTCCCGCAGCAAGCGCCCAACCTGCCAAAGAACCCTCATACAACCGAAGAAAAGAGACTGCCTTATCTCCCGTCCAAATTTGGGCGCTTGCAAAACTAAACAGTGGTCAAAAATGGCCGCGCGGTATATCCGGATCAAGTGCGCCAACAATTATTGATTCTGGAATAACTCTTCAAAATGTCAGGCGAACATTTCACGAATCTGTGGAACTCAGAGCATTGATCACTCGGCGCAGAGATATCGCTATAGATCGCGGCTTGAAAGTCGAGCCGATGCCAGCCTGGGATATACTCGGAATTAAAGATGAAGGTTTTAAAGACGCATGGATAACAGAACGAGAAGAACGGTTTGATATCTACATGCAGTCGAAACAATGCCATCGCGCCGGCCTGATGACTGGATATCAAATGCAGCGATTATGGGGGATGTTCGACGGACGCGATAACGATCAATTTGCCCGCTTTTTCTATAATCGTGATGCATCATTAATGAATCCAGTTCAACTTGAATTCATTGATCCAACACAAATTCTAGGCAATTCATACACTGACACAATCGGGATGCAGGATCTCCAATATCCATCAACAAATGTCATCAGTTCGAATTTCGGCGGGATGATCTGGAGAGATGGAATCAAGCGCAATGAACGCGGTGAGGAAATAGCGTATAATGTTCGTGTCAAAATAAGAGAAAATGGGCAATGGCGTTGGAAAAATGTGGAGATCCCAGCAAAAGGGGCAAGATCAGGGCGTATTTTCATGATCCATGGCTTCGAGCCTGAATATGCTGGTCAGGGTCGGGGATATTCAAGATTTCATTTCGCGATTCAGGACCTGCAGCAAATCACAGATTATAAAGCGGCTCATCTTGCGAAGGCAATCAAGCAATCCGATATGATCGGATTCATCGAGCCTGGAGACAATCCATCCTCGAATCCGTTTGAAGATTTGATGGATTCAGGCCCCCAGGTATCAAAAGATTTTGCAATTGTCGACAATGAAGAAGATGGCGAATTTCAATTGCTGCGCCCGGAATACGCAACACGTGTCCCCGGCAGTGATTTTATCGCGAATCTACGAGAAAAGGAGAAAATAAAATTTCTCGAAGATACCGCGCCTGTCGCCCAATTCGACATGTATCTTACATCGATGTTCACTTATCTGTCTGCAGCAAGCGGTGACCCGATTGAAACAGTTTTGATGAAATTTAATGCGAATTATTCTGCATCGCGAGCAGCATTGCTCCAGGCACAGCGAAATGGAATAATCATGCAGGATGATGTCAAAGCCGATTTGATGGATGCATGGTATCTGATGCATTTAAGCGAGGATATAGCTTCGGGGCGCGTTAAAGCGGCAGGCTGGCAAGATCCTGTTTTACGTATGGCTTGGTCAAGATATAGATTGCAAGGGCCTGCGCTTCCGAGTATTTCTCCGCGTGATGATCTTGCGTCCATCGGAGATAAACTCAAATACTCATTGACAACACAAGACAGGGAAGCCAGACAATTGAACGGCTCAAGCGCAAAAGCCAACGCAACACAAAACGCAAAAATGTTCAAGTTAACACCGACAGTTCCATGGGAAGATGAACCGGAAGCAGCCGAGATTCCAAAAACTGGACAGGGCAGCAGCAATAACGATAGAACGGACGGAGATTAATATGTCAGACATGCGAACAATTATCAATATTCCTGCCAATCAGTGGGTAAAGGTGGTGAACGAAAAAACGACAGCAAGAATTAAAAGAAAAGATTCATCTGCCGATTATTTTTCGCTGATTTTTGATAATGTAGGCGATGTTCCTGTTGATGGTATATTTCCAGATACAGCAGAGCGAATATTCACTAAAGATGATGTTGTCTTTTTAAATTCAACTATTCCGGTATATATCTGGATAGCATGCAAGAATGGCAAATCCGGAAAAGTCCAAATCACTCAAGGGCCATAATGTTAACAAGTCAAAAAGACATAGAATTCATAGGAGATATTCCTCCTGGAAGTGGAGGTGGCGGCGGAAGTGGTGTTCCTCTTGAAACCAAAAATTATGGGCGCCTTACTTATATCAATCCTCTCACGAGCGAACGCGAAGATATTGTCACGCAAAGTTCAAGAAATACTTTCATTGAGACCGGTCTATTTGACGAAGGTTTGAAAAACGATATCGGGCGGAACTGGGTAATGATTGAAATGGGTATTTCTATCCGTTCGTTTATTTCAATGATTTACATTGGAAAAGGAATTGTATTGGCCGGATCTGGTGGATTAAATGCAGGCGATGGAAAAATCTACCGATCAACCGACTTTGGAGTGAATTGGTCCCCAATAGTATTAAGCGGAGCCCTCAAAATTATTACTGCATTGTGCTATTTAGGAAACGGTATTGTGCTTGCTGGTACCGGAAGTATTGTCGGAACGGGAGATGTTTATCGCTCGACAGATTATGGCTTGAACTGGACATTAGTCGAAATGGGTGCAACTCTCGAAAATATTTCATCACTTGTTTATCTCGGCAATGGCATTGTGCTTGCTGGGGCGTCTGCATCTCCCGGTGATGGAGATGTTTACCGATCGACCGATTATGGACAAAATTTTGTCAAAATAGAATTAGGCGGTAATTATGAATATATCCTCGGGCTGACTTATCTCGGGCGAGGAATTGCGATATGCGGAACGCAAGGAGCAGTTTTGGGAGAGGGGGTTATTTTTAGGACAACCGATTTCGGTGTAAATTGGGCAAGTTTTTCTATCTTTCCCGGTTTGACAAATGTTAATGATTTAGCATATTTGGGCAATGGAGTTGTTTTGGCATGCACCGGTGAGCCCCCAAATGTTGGCCGTGTCTTTCGCAGTATCGATTATGGAATCACATGGGAACAAATCACTGTTGATGTCGGTGGACTAACCTTTGCCCATATTTTTAGCTATATTGGAAGTGGCATTATTTTCCTCGGGACCGACAATGGAAAAATGTATAGATCATTCGATTATGGAATAAGCTGGGATCTGATATATAATAACCCGGCTATCCAGATTCGCTCATTTGCCTATTGTGGTGATGGATTATTGCTTATGGGTTCAGCAAAAAATGTTGGTGACGGCGACATTTATCGCTCTTTGATTTTAGCTAAATAACCGGTTGAGAAAATGACAAAAACAATAGAGATTTTCGGAATCATCGGCTGGGATGTTTGGCCAGATATGATCAATTGGGAATTGAAACAGGCAGCTGGAGAAGATGTTGAGATATTATTCAATTCAGATGGTGGCTATATTTCTGAAGGTATTCCAATTTTCAATCTCATCTATGATTATCCAGGAAAAACGACAGCAAAAATAATCGGCATGGCAGGATCGATGTCGTCTTATATTCCGCTGGCGGCAAATAAAGTGATTGCAAAATCAAATGTCGTAATGATTATTCATGATGCAATTACGCTGACTTATGGCAATGAGGCTGATCATAATGCAAAAGCTGATCTACTTGGCCGTTATAGCAATTTTTTAGCTGAAATTTATGCCAAAAAAACAGGAAAATCTCTGGAGGAAATTAGATCGTTGATGAAAGCTGAAACGCATTTCCTTGGTCGCGAAATGCTTGATGCCGGTCTTGTCGATGAAATCGAGGAAATTGAGTTCGATCAAAATGATCGCGATAGCATTATACAAAACGCAAAAATCAGATCACAAGGTGTTGTAAACAAAATCAACCAAAGACCTGAGAATTTTGAAAAGATTGCCGCTTTATTCTCTGGTTTCAAAGCACAAGGAAGGCCTAAGATATTCGCAAGTGCAACGACTTTCAAAGACTATCCAATCTATGAAAAAGAATGGGATTCAGCTGCAGCAGTTGGGCGCTGGAGAGAGAAATCGGGATCAACCGAAGAACCGAGCTCAAGTTATAAAAACGGCTTTTTCTGGTATGATCAAAATGCTCCTGAAAATTTTGGCTCTTATAAATTGCCTTTTGTTGATGTAATCGATAACACTGTTTATGCGATAAGGCGCGGTGTTTTTGCAGCAAACGGAGCAATGTCAGGAGCAAGAGGCGGTGTCAATATTCCTTCTGATGAAAAACCGGCTGTGCAATCACATATTGACAAATATCTCAAAAAAATAGAAAAGTTTGATGAAGAACAACAAGATCTTTCCAACCAGCGCTTAAGCGCTAATTCACAAAACTTAGACGGAGATGACAAAATGTCCGATAAGATTTTAACATTGAATGATTTTTTAGCGCAAAATATTCATGCCAGAATAGAGTATGATAAGTTTCTCGCGATTGCAAAAGAAGACGGCAAAAAAGAAACTGAGGCGCAGTTTAAAGCAAATATCGAGAGGATGACACCATTGATGCAGGCAAAAGAATGCAGTCTAGCATTGCGCCAAGCTGGTTTTGATGCGCTGATGGGTAAAACGGATTTCAATACTTTCATTGCCCTGGCAGAATATGAAGCAAGACAAATCGAAGCCAAAAAATCACAGGATGCTGATGGAGAAGTTCCAGCAGATACACCTCCAACACAACCGGCCAACACTCAATCTCCCAAGAATGCAACGGACATGAAGGAACTCGTTGCCGAACTGAAGAATCAAATCTAAACGGAGAATCAAATGTTAGAATCAGCTAATTTACAAATTGATACAAGCGGGTGGTTGATCCGTGGACAGATGGTTCATTGGAGCGGTCAAACGATTTTGCAGGATGCCGGGCGTGTCGGAAATCTGCTTCTCTTGACGGTCATGGCACAGCAGGCATCAAGCCTGAAATGGGTTCCCTTGACTGATGTTAATCCAATACTGACAGCGGCGAAACTTGTTTGTGGCGCTAATGGTGCTCTTTTAGCTGCTTGGCAGGCTATTGCCGATGGAGAGTTTTCAATCACTATCGATGGACAGGAGATCGATTTGATCGGGCTTGATTTCACTGCAATTACTGCTCTGAAAGAAATCGAAGAGATCATCAATCTGGCGTTGAATGGAATCGGATCAGTGATCTATAATACTGGAGGAGATTATTTCACATTCTTCTCAGCTTCTCAAGGCTTGCCAAAATCAAGCATTACTGTTCTTTCACCTGTCGTTGGCGGTGCTGGAACTGATATCTCCGGAGCTGGTTTTCTGAATGGAGTTGCCGGAGTCGTGACAGCTGCAACCGGAGGAAACAATGAAGATATTCCAGCCGGATTTTATATCGGTCAGGATATTCCAGAAGCAGATATCCAGGCTGGCGATGTGACCGCGCAAAATATCGTCAAAGGGAAAACCGTTGAAATCGATGAAGACAAAATCATTCTGGAAAATGGTTTGACGCTTGATGATGTCGTTTCTTCAACAGGAAAAACCATTCGGGCGCATTTGGCCGAGATCGGCATTTACGCGAAAGCAACGCGGTATTTTCAGCAATATCAACCCATAGCATAGGAGCTTAACAATGACTATCAATGTTCAACCGCAAAACGTTGGGGCTGTGACGCTCTTTATGCATGAGATGTACAGTGATCTGGATTTGCCAGATGTTCCTGTCGGATTCCAATCATTTTTCGGGCGCGGAATGGGGGCGACTGTTTTTGTGAACAATGCTCTGCAATTTAATTATGACGTTGAGCGTGGCGATAGCACCATTTCAAAAATGCTAACTCGCCAAACCGGTGGTAGTTATGATCTTGGACCGGACACGAAGTCGACCAAAGGCGAAAGATTCACGAATAAAGGTCGTGTCTTTCCAATCCAAAGAGAAGCGATGCACGTTGCATTCGATGATTTGTTTGATCGTGTTCCGGGTGAAGAGCCTTTTATCTCGAATCCTACAGATGACATGGTTTTGACAACCCGTCTGCGGCTGAGATTCGCAAAGCAGATCAGAAATGTGATTAAGCGGCACATGCGCCGTTTTGAAGTTGCCTGTTCTGAAGCAATCAGAACGGGAAAACAGACTCTGGATGATGGCGGCTTTTATGATTTTGACCGCTCAACGAACAATACTATTGCAGCACCCACCGTCTGGACTGATGCAAATGCAAATATCATTGAGCAAATTGATAATTTGTGCCAGGTTCCACAACGAAACGGGAAAGTTCCGCCGAATTTTTTGCTTCCAGGCGAAGCAGCGTTTGCAGCAATGGTATTGCAATTGAAGATACAAACCGTTGCTGATAATATTGGATTCATGTTCATCAGAGCAGGTGATCAGATGATCTTGCCGGCACTAGATGCAAATTTGAGCTGGATGGTTGCAGCCGGATTCAATTATGTTGGATGGGTTCAGACATTCCAAGGGAGAAAGCTTCCGATATTCACTTACAATAAAGAATATCAGGATGACGCTGGCGATTGGCAAAAAATAATGCCAGTTGATCAAGTTCTCGCTGGTTATTCCGAGGCGAGATGTGACCGGTTTTTCGGACCAAGGATTACATTTCCGAATAACATGTTTCACGATCAAGCCATGAATGCTTTGCTTGGGTTTGATTTTGCAACAGCTCCAATGCCGATGAATCTGGAAAATCCAGGAGTGTTTGATCCGCGCATGTTTCATATTGATGGTAATGTGAATGAAGACAATACAGCTATCAGCGCAAGAATGGTTACTGGGCCTGTTTTTGTTCCAGCTGCAACCGATTGCTTTTCACTCTTGACGGGGGTTGTGTAAAATGGAAAAAAAACCTATTTATTGGTATTCCCCTCATCCACTTGGGTTTGGCAAGACGCAAGTCAAAAAAGGCGATCCATTGCCGGATGGTTTTTATACTGACAAAAGGCTGCCAAAATGGCTAAAGGATGGTACATGTGGATATGAGGAAGTAAAAGACGCGAGTGCCGAACAGAAAAAGCAGATTGTCAGCCTGGATGCTCAGAATGTTGCTCTTCAGAAAAAAATCAAATCCCTGGAAGAACAAATTCTGAGGCTTTCTAATGTCGGAAAAGAGAATAAGTTTCATCAGCAACAGATTGCCAAACTGACGGAAGAACTCAATGCAGTAATTGTCACGCATGAAAAAAATGCAGTGATAATTTCAGAAGTGGTGGAAGCCCTGGGTGAGAATTCATTGAGCCGTGAGACAAAAGACAATCTCATCAAAAAATTGAATGACGCTGGTTTTTCCGGAAAAAATGAAAGGCAACGTGGGGGCGATCAATGAAATTGAAACCAAGTGTATCTGTTGAAATCAAAAAGAAGCGCTACACTTCAGAGATTCCCGATATTCTAATCGAAAAAGAGATCGGGAAAGCAAACGAATCAGGAATCATGCCGGAAGAAGGAAAAGCGGCTGTAAAACATTTCCGTGAAAAATATGAACAGAAACAAGGATCAGATGAAACTGGGTCAACGCAAAAAAAGAATCAATCATCCTCAGTTTCATCATCCTTGCCTGATAAAAAGGTAAAAAAAGATGTCTCTGTTTCGCCAGATGGCGTCTAATATCGCTAAACATGCTATCAAACTGCAGAATACAATTGTTAAATTGTATGCTCCGGATGGCACCGTTTATGATAAAGATACTGAAGGCAACCCGCTCGTTTGTGAATTTTTAAGCGGACGGACAACGATCACGCCGGATACGGGAGAAGAGGGCGTTGTGTTTCGCCCTGTTGCTACTTTTCACAGAACTTTGTTGCCAGTTATACCGCAATCGGGTGAAAAATGGGCAATAGAAGCTCCTCTGGATCCTGATCTCCCGGATATAAAAACGATCTTGACCGTAGACAATTCAAAAGCAATTGAGGGGGGCCGATCACTCGGAGTTATCAGGCTATATCTATCTGAGGTTAAACAATCATGACATTAGCAGTTGTCAATGTCTTTTATACCGTTGTTTCTTTGCTCGGTGCTCAATCTGCCGGGCGATTCAATGTCATTGGGTATCAATTGCAAAAAAAAGATACTGGCACAATAAACGATAATGCGCTTGTGCAATGTATTATAGACAGAGCTTCTGTTGACGATAATCGTCGTTCTCGGAACGGGGCAAAGATTCACGATTGCTCAATCAAAATATTATTCACAGTTGCACAACCGGGAATGCTCGATATTGCGACATTGCAAAATCCTAATTCAACTGCATTGCAACGATCACAGGCATTACAAGATCTCTTGAATCCAGCACAGCAAGCAGCTTTTAAAATATATTCGGCTTGGAGCGCTGTATTTGAAATTTTGGATGATGCGCGGAATATTTATTTCGGACTTCCGGATAATTCGATTTCCGATAAATCTTATTCTGATTTTGCGCTTGATGAGCCACTGCCTCGGGGTGCTCTTGGTGTTTTGACTGCTTCGAGCATTCTATCCTTCAGGATAAAAGAAGAACAGCTCGGAGATCTTGGCAATCAACCGATACAAGTGATTAATGATATCGTTTTGAAAGGCGCTGGAATCGATGAAATTGTTGACGATATTTCAAAAGCTGGAGTTCTAGTTGAGAACCCCCCAATTCCATAGGAGTTATACATGGCAAAAGAAGCGGCAGGCGTACTGCAAGGAATACGAAATGTGGTTTTAAAGCCGAGAGCAGAAAATATTCCGCGCATCATTTATGCAGTCGGAACTTATGAAGCCGGGAAAACCATCGTTGATAATGTTCCAGTGAGATCATTGAACTCAGTATCAACTGGTGCATTATATGGATTCGGATCAATACTGCATCGGTTGCATTTGCAAGCAGAAAGAGGTTCTGGAGGATCAATTGAATACTGGAATATTCCCCAGCCTGAAGCGGGAGGATCTGCAGCAGCTGTCGGCGAAATAGATTTTACTGGATCAACTGGTGTTCAGGCTGGAACGCTCTATTTATATTGTGGGTTTGATTTGATCCGCGTTTCTATTGTAAAAGATATGACCATCGAACAGATTGCAGATGCTGTTGTTGCTGCTATCAATGGAAATCGTGATCTCAATATAACAGCGGCAAAAGTTCCAGTCACGTTTGAAGTCACAATCACATCAAAGACGCTTGGTGATTGGGGTAATTACAATAAGTTGAGTCTAAACCGTGAACCAGGACAAGAAACTCCAGATGGTATCATTATTGCGTTTACACAGCCAACGGGAGGCGTTGGATTGCCGGATATTCAAGACGCTTTGGATGCGATGGGTGTCGGAGATGCAGCAAATGAAGGCGGAGCAACTGTCTTGATTCATGGCTATGGACAGGACTCAACAACGCTTGATGCCATTGCCGACTATGTTGGCCAGGGCGATCAATTCATCGGGCTATACAAAAAAGAAGTTGCCAGGCCTTTTTACTCAGTCGTCGGAGATGTTGTCGGAGGAGATATTGGATTGAATGATCTTACCGATCTCGGAGATCTGAGAGCAAATGATCGAACCACCGAGATTTTCCCGGTACCGGGCTCAAAATCGCATCCAGCAGAAATAGCAGCACAAATTGCCGGACATCAGGAGCGAATTGCACGGGTAAGACCGGCTGAGGGATATACAAATATTCCTTTAATCAGGATCGATCCGGGAGATTTGGCAGATCGTTGGACAAGCAATCGCGATAATAGAACGCTCGCAGTTCAGCATGGAATATCCAGTTCTCTGGTCAAAAAACAGACTGTTTACATCAAGGATACCATCACAACATATCATCCCGACAGCATTCCAGATACATCAAATATTTACAGTGAAATCGTGAATATTTGCAAAATCCAAAATATGCTGGCGTCTTTGCGAACGACTTTTGAAACTGATACATTCAATGGAGCAATCATTGTTCAAGATGCAAATCGTGTTGCCAGTATCGTCGCAAGACAGAAGGTCATTGACATTGATATTGTGAGAGCAATTCTTTACGCATTGATTGATGCATGGCAGGATGAAGCATGGCTATTCGAAACTGATTTCGCGAAAGCTAACCTTGAAATAGCATTAAGAGAAGGAACTGACGGATTTAACAGCATCATAAAAGCAATCCTGTCCGGTTTGAATAAAATCAACGATAACGAAATTCAGGCTGATGTATCCACAGCCGTCTTAGCATAAGGAGTCATATGTCTGGAAGTATTCAAAAATTCGGCTTTGATGGAACAACTTATCTTGTTCAAGCCAGCGGATCAGCGACACACGAAGCTCCTGCAACTATTGAAGGCATGGCGACGAGTGGACAGACAATATTTAAAAACACAAAAAAGGTTGAAAATGTGACTGGCATGCCTTTGATTGTAAATGCGCTTGAATTTGATATCATCAATAATGCCATCAAAAACAGGGTTATTGCCGATATGTTTTATGTCGATGATGATGGTTTTACTTTTACGGCAAAAGGGCGCATCGTGCATGAAGGACGAACGACCGACGAAAACCTAATCACTGTCACGGCTATTCCTTTGAATGGCTGGACGATAGCATAAGGCAAAGATGGAAGAACAAACACAAGTTGAGATTGTTTCAAAAGATTTCAAGCTATCTGATGAATCTGCAAAAGCTATCTTCAACGAATTTCTCGAATATTATGACATTGCTTTTAGCGATATCATCTCGGAACGTGGCCAAAATGCAGCCGAACAACTTCAGAAGAAAATAGTGCGAGCTATTCAAAGAGGTGATTTGCAAACTCAAATGAGCGATAAAATCGAGGAAGGTCTTCAGATTATTCAGACAACTTCACGCGGTGTTGTTATCACTTATAATGAATATAATGCCACAGCGAATATGGAGGCCGACAAGGGAAGATCTGTTGCCGAAACATATTATCGCTTATTGGGCTCCCTTTGCGGAAAAGGAGTCGATTTTATCACAAACAAAAAGAATTTTGCTCCGAAGGATCTCAAAATTGCCGAATGCTTGGCCGTGCTTTTTTTAATGCAGTAGGCTCTGGTAATAGCCGCAAACCAGGGTTAAGAGAGCGTTGTCTCAAAATGATGTCGGCACTATACCAGGATCAATCGATTTCTGAGATAATGCGATTGAACTATTCACAAATGAAATTCTGGTATTCATGCAGTAGATATAATCCCGCCAATAAACCAAAAAGCTGATATACGGAGCTGATAATGACGATGAAAGTCAAAACACGGTTTACAGCCGATGAAGATGTCAGCTCGATAGCGCGACGAATCGATGAAAACGTTCGTCGCATGAATCAGAATATGAAACGCGGTTTTCGTGAATCAAGTAAATCAGCTTTAGGCTTCAAAGAAATAACAAAATCAATTCTTACCGCCTCTGTTATACAAAAAGGATTCGGAGCTCTGGCTGGAGGTGTCTCCAATGTTGCATCTGAATTTGTCAGTTTTGATGATGCTATCACAGCAGCTGCAGTTCGTTTCAAAGATATTGGTCCTGAAGCTTCAAATTTCAAAGAACAACTTGATATACTTAAAAAATCTGCAAGGGATGCCGGAGCAACAACTGTAAAAAGCGCGACTCAATCTGCCCAAGCGTTAGATTTTCTTGCCAGAGCTGGCTTTACGTCGAGAGAAGCGATGGGAAGCTTGCGAACAATGATTAACTTGTCAATTGCAACTGGAGAGGATTTTGCAAGGGTTGCTGATATGTCCAGCGATTTGTTGGGGGCATTTGGACTAGCAGCTGATGACCCTATTCAGAAAATCAAGAATTTAACACGCTTAAATGATGTTCTTGTCAAAACAGCGAATTCAGCGAATGTCACCGTCGAAGATATGTTTGAGACCATGAAAGACATTGGACCGATTGCAGCAGGAATATTGAATGTCTCATTAGAAGAAGTGGCAGCCCAAACAGCTATATTGGGAAATTCCGGAATCAAGGAAACGAACGCCATGACAGCTTTGAAAAATGCTTACTTGAATCTTGCTGCACCGGTTGGAGCTGGAGCAGACGTTTTAAAAGCTTTCAATACAAAACTAAGCGATGGCAAGGGTGGAGTTCGATCATTAACTGATGTATTGAAAGAACTGAATGAAAAAATGGCATTCAAGGGACTTGATCCAATACAGCAAGCGGCCGTAATGGATGCTATTTTTGGAAAGAGAGCTATTGCCGGCGCCAAAAATCTCCAACAAAATATCAATAATGTGGAAAGCTTTAGAGAGATGCTTGGAAAAGCTGGCGGAACTGCAGAAAGAACTGCAAATGTTATTCAGCAATCACTTGGAAATCGTATATTAACCCTTGGATCATCATTGATCGAATTTGGATTTAAAATACTTGCTCCGCTTGAAGATGATATCAAAGGAATGATTGATACATTAACTGAATTCTTCAGGGCTGATCCGAAACCTTTGGTAAATGCTATTAAAGAGGCTATTTCCTATTTCAAGGAATTAACAAAGAACATAACGGTTGAGGATGTTCACAAAAAAATAAATGAAATCATAGCCGATATAAGAGCGTTCTTCATAGAAGCAAAAGACTTTTTTAATGAAGTAAAATCATTTGTTGAAACTGCAAACAAAGTCAAAAAAGGATTTGGGTTTGCGAGTGAAGAGGAATTGAGAAAAGACGCATTGAAAAGGGTTTTAGATCTTGATCCCAAAAAACAAGCAGAAGCAGAAAAAGCCAAAAAAGAATTACTGGCAAATAAGATCGCAGCTGAAAGACGTGCCGCAATTGAGCGTTCAAATCGTCTCAGTATGTTAGCGAGACAAGAAGAGGCTGAAGCTGAAAGAAAAGCGAAGGAAGAGAGGGCAAAGGCGCTTATTCCTCCATCTTGGTCTCCGGATGTCAATGTAAACGTTACAAATCAAGTCAATGCAAAAAATGTTGAAGTCGACACAACAGTGACTGCTCCTGGAACTCAGGGAGCAGCTGGAATTAATCTTTTCTTTTAAAAATATGGCTCTGCAAGACAGAATACAACCCGAAATAAGATTGATCAGTCCCGATTCTGATGGTAACCAGGAGTACATTGCGAAATGGATCGGAAATCCTATCCGAAAGGAAAATAAACTCGGATTGTTTGATGCCCCTAAAATCAAAGGCACTATTGTCCAGCGACTCGAAGTCAAAAGCGATCTATACGATATCTCTATTTATTTTGATGATGAAGACCATGATTTAACATCAGGCAAGTTTTGGGAATCGCTTGATGCCAATGGAAAGTGGGCTGTATTTCACCCGCAACGCGGTCGACTTGACCTGGATTTTGCCAGCGCAACCTGGGAAAATGAATATGTCTCATCTTTAGGGTTTACTGTTTTTGCAACTTCATGGATAGAAGGCCTTCCGGATGGTACCGAAATTTCAATTGCTGAGCTTGAGCAAACTTTGAATTCGGATGCTAACAATGCCAATATTTCTGCCGGTGAACAGTTCGAAAACAATATTAAGACGGACAATCTAAACCAGTTCAATGCAATTGTCGGCGCAGCGCAAAAGGTTTTGAATGCTATCAGAAAGAATTTAATCAAAATCAAAAATCTTCAACTGATCGATCCGCGTGTTGAATCGCTTATCCGAGGTGCAAATGATACGCTCAGCTCATTTCCATTAGATACAGCTTCTTTAGTCGCTCAATTCGCCGGGATATATGAGGCAATAGGATTATCACAACCAGATTCCTCAAGCGCAGTAAGCAATTTCATAAATCATGCCAATTCTCTTGATATTACTGCGAGCGATAACACAGAAAACGGACGCAATGAAGCGGCAATGCTCGAATTGTCGTTATCTTTAATCAATGCTGAAATATCAAAGGCGGCTCTCCTGGGGGGCATCGGAACAAGATTACAAGCTGTTGAAATCGCAAATTCCATCAATGATTATTTTGATTCGATGATCGGACGATTAGAATCGATTCAAGAGCTTTTTTATACGACACCAATCGAGCTGCAATATATTGCCCAGTCAGGAAGTCTTGGTGACCAACTCATCGCGAATAAAACAGCAATTCGTTATTTATTGAAGTCCGCTTTAGATCTCAAAATCGAAAAGATTTTTTTCACTGCAATTCCCCGAGCAACAATCGAAATCGCATGGACTGAACTGGGGGGGCCGGGAGATATCATTGAAGCTGATGGAATTTTAATTGATGAGAATTATCAAAATTTTTGCTTATGGAACGATCTCCATGGTGATGATTTGATTTTGTTGCCAGCAGAAACTAGGGTCAGAGTTTTCGTATAATAATATCAAAGAGCAATAGAAAATCAACCAGGTATTTTTAATGGCCAGACCCATACCAGGCACTTTTTATAAACCGCAACGCGGAGAGACATTTCGTTTGATCGCAAAAAGATGCTATGGGATTGAGGACAAATGGGTATTGATCCAAAATGCAAATCAACTCCAATTGAAAAATCCTTCAGGAATTTTGGAGGGAGAAACGATCTTTATTCCCAATGATCCTGATCTGATTGAAATCAAACAATGAAACTCACAATTGGAAAGAAAACACCGAAACTTATATCAGCATCGGTATTGCGCACTTTGAATACCGGGGCTGATGAATTCAATTGTCTTGTTGAATGGCGCCCGGGAATCGATAGAGAATTTGATGAATTAGTCAAATATGGCTCGCTTGCGGATGTTACTATTTCGATTGATGATGAGAGGATATTCACTGGATACAAATATCGAACGTCTCCAGGTTTAACAACCGGGGGAAATAGCGTGCAGCTGGGCGGTTATTCAAAAACATATCCGCTTATCATGTCAAATCCGAAAACCCAAAGGGAACATCTTAATTCATCATTGCGCGAGATCTCAAAAGAATATTGTGATATTTTTGGGATCTCAGTAAGAAGTCAGAATGTTGAAGCTGAACTCGATGAAAAATTTGATGACGTTAAAATCAGCGCTCAATCCACAATATTTAGTTTTTTACAGGATCTTGCAAGGCAACGTGCCATATTAACAAGTTCTGATATTTACGGGAATTTACTTTATTTAAGACCCAATATTAATCAGAAACCGATCGGATCAATAATCGAAGGGCAGGGAAGTTCTATTCCAAAAACTGATAAATATAGCGCGAGTTTTGATGATACAAAGGTGTTTCAAAACTATTTAGCGGTCAATGATTCCCCGTTTGCTTTTATCTTGAGCGATCCGGAAGGAGTGTCAAAAGATACTCGAATAAGGATTCCGAGTTTCAAAACGATTGTGATGAACTCTCTAATCGAGGGCGCAGCGCAAAAAGCGGTTGATTTTGCTAGAAACCAGGCTTTGGTTCAAGCAATGATGATGCCAATCGAAGTGAATAGTTGGTATTCAAAGAAAAATCAACTTTATCGCGAGGGTGAATTAATCAGTCTGGTATCACAGACATTATTTATTCCTGATGGGTATACTTTTTTGATCGTATCAGTAGAATATAATCTGGATTCGAGGGGAGAATGGGCAGTTTTGAATCTTGCTCCTCCTTCTTTATTCACAGGCGATGAGATAGAAATTCCTTAACAAAAACAAATATGGGAATAACAACAGGCATAGTCAAGGGACAAACAATCGAGAGTTATAGGGGATCTCCCGCTGTCAGATTATTGCAAGTGCAATTACTCGGTCCCAATCCGGAAACAGTCGAATTTATCAATGTTTCGGGCGAGGATACTGCGCCAGCGACAGGCGATAGAGTTGTTGTTTTCAATATTGGTGGTGGCTATAAAGTCACACTTGGGACGAAGAGCCAGATCATTGAAGCCGTCAGCGAAGGCGAAAAAAAGATCTATTCGAATAATGGCTCAGAAATCTTGGCTTTTGTTTATCTGGATAAAAACGGTAAGATTCAGATCGGCAACGGTGAAGATGAACTTCTGAATATTATCAATGAAAATTTCGTTAATCTGATAAATTCATTGAAATATTTGCGCGATACGATAACATTCACAAACTCGGGAGGACCAACAGGTCCGCCAACAAATGGCGCTTTATTAACCCCTTATATCCAGGCACTTGAAACAGCACAACAGGCTTTAGGGAATATAAAATTATGAGTTTAGACACAGCCAGACAGGAAGCAATTAATGCAATCGTTGCTGCAGATGATTATGCAGAGACAATAACGGATCCTTGCAAGAAAAGGGAATGCTCCATACAAAAAGCCACAAAAGTTATTGATGCCTTGATCGCGATGATGAAACAGGGAGTTGTTCAAGTCAACACTTCGACCGGCACCGGGAGCATGACATGACAAATCGATTCGAAGGAGATCCCAAAATAATCTTAGGCCCGAATGGATCGCGATTTCATTATATCGACGGTCAGCCAGTTATGGATCAAGGGGTTGAAAATACAATCTCAATCAAACTGGGGACAAAAACAAGAGGGAAAGAATCGCATCAAAACGGCTGGATTGGTAATTATTTGATTGATGACCTGGAAAAGCGTTATGGAACTGATTACCAGGATACTTTTGAAAACCAGCCGATCACTCTGGCTGGTTTAGCTACGCGAGAGGAGGCAACAAGAAAGGCGTTAAAATGCCGTGTTTTGGGAGATATCGAAACCACTGTCATTAATCCGGAAACCAACAAAACTGTGAATAATATTGTCGTTAAAGCTCCCCAGGGAATTACAAAGTTCAGAACCGAATTCGGTCAACTTTGGATATTCCAGGCTTCTGATCCTGCTAATGCAAAGGTTTAATATTAGCTTTTTTGATATCATCGGTATCCCAAACATTATCAAATCTCTCATTACATGATGGGCATTCAATAGCATCATGCCCATCACAATCTGGACAACCAACTTCAGTTTCTTTCCATTTATCAATAGGAGATGATTTTTTACATTCAGGACAAACCAAAGATTCTATTTCGTGTCTAATTCCCCATTGATATAAAGATTTTTTATCCATACTTTTTTAAAAACGATTGCTTTTTTTAATTTAATTCTCCATCTTCCAAACATCTATTGGTAACCCAAAATGATCAATGATGGAATTCAATCTTAGCCAGTATCTATAATCTGATTGCTGTTCGAGTATCAGAACAATCCCGGCCCGCTTTCCTGTCTGCAGTGAATAATTGAGAGATTGTCCAATCGATTCCGCCCAATTCTCGCCGAAATCAAATTCAATTGCATGAGTTTTTGTTATGCAATCAGCTCTTGTTAGATCTGGCAAAACTATTTCGATCTCTCCTTGATGTTCAGTACACCACTTTTGCTGATACCATTTTTCATAGTGCAAATGCTTTGCGCTTAAATCGCCTGTGATTATGATGGCGATAATGATGATTTTTAGGGCTATTCTCATTTCATTCTCCTTTCCAAATATAAAATGTAAATATTTAATGGGCGACTTTTCGAAATGCTAGCCAGTCAGGTCTAGCGTTTTTTCACTTTTAACATCACCAAAGATCGCGACAATTTTTTATCGACCAGTTTCGTCCGCAGGTCGCCCACATGGACTAAACCACTCCAAAAAATGAAGGTTAGCGCTTTAAATCATCCTTTACGATCTGCATAATTTCTTGCTGCGTTGGCAAATGAATCAAACTTGATTTTGGCTGTTCCATTGAAGACACTTTCGCTTCTAGGTCTGCCAATCGTTGTTTTATGGCTTTCTCCTCCTGATCTGGTCTGTATTCTTGCAAAGATTGGCTTCTGATTTCATCCAATTCTACTTTAGTTCCAATGTGTAATGCTTTTGGGTAATCAGCCCTTTCAATCATTCCCTGAAAATGCTTCATACCGTCTTCAATGGTTTCAAAAGGTCCGAAGCTACCATCTTTCATTTGTATCATACTCATGATTTTTCTCCTTAATTATCCATAGTTGATGAATATTTGGCGAGAGCAATCCAAATTGATATTTCAACTCTTCAATCGCTGTTCTTCCTGTTTTAGACCTGATCCGTTGTTCATTATCCATTAACATTGACCTTATCTTTTCCCTTGTTTCTTCGCTCATTGGCTGGTTTAGCATTCGTTTTAAACCGTCGGGAATGTAATCATTCGTTACTTTAAAAATTATATCGAGAACTTTTGGACGATCTTCTGGAGGGAATGAAAGAACAGACTCAGGGATACCGAAACCTACATTACAACTATTTGTTATTCTATTAAATCTAATATACCCCCAAACAATCTCATTGCAAAGAGTTGTAAGCATTATTCTAGCTGTTTTCCATTCTGGAAAAAGCTTTTCTGTTATTAACGGTTCCATAGTCTTATTTGAATGTTTATTTAGTAAAATCACTTACCACTCCAATGGTTTAATCCAGATCCGAATACTCATTCTCATCGTCTAAATTAGAGTCAGAGTTGATATTGATAATGATTCGTTTTTCTTCAGGAATCATGTTGATGATTTCTTCCATTGTCGGAGGTTCCTTTTCTCCAAGAAATTCTGAACATATACCGTCATAATTCATGCCGAATTCATGCGTCAAAACTGATCGCCCGAGACTTTTTTCAACTGCCTTATGAAACTCACTGAAAGGCATGCACAGTTCAGCCATAAATAATTGAAAATGTGCAATTTCTCTTGCTGATTTTTCTTTCCACCAGCCTGATTCAGCTAATTCAATAGCCTTTTCTTTTCCAATACTTCTTTGATAGGTTTTCATGGTTTAATCCTTAATTAGATCGTTTGATGAAATAAGGAGCAATGTGCTCCAATGGTTTAGAGTTTTATCAAACCCTCTTTTGTGCCATCCTCTTCTTGCCACTTTTTAAACGCTTCACGTTTTTCTTGTGTCGATAAATCTACGGACGAAACGAGTTTGAAAAATTCTTGCTCATCCTCAAAACCAAGTTCTTTTAAAATTTTTTCTTCCATCTTATATCCTCCAATGGTTTATTGTTTAAATGAAACTGCAATCTTTAATGTTTACATTATTAAAACTTTTCAACCAGGCATCATAAAATTTATAATAATAAACTGAACTGAATCCAAAATGAGGATTGAATGTTGTTTTACCTTTAACATGCCATAGTGCGTGACTGCATTCTTTGCAATAATCGACAGGGGATTCACTATCACAATAAAGGCTTGTACAGCTCAATTTCATATTATCTCCATTTGAGCTTTATACTGCATTAATACAAATCCAATATAATTATCTCAATAAAATAGTCAACAATTTTTTTTACTCTTTCCTTTTTTCTTCTCTGCTTCTTTATATACTGCATAAAGACGCTCGATCTCTATTTTGATATCAAATAGTCTTTGAAATTTTTCAGGCGGATTGATGAGATTATTTTTGATAGCTAAACGAATTTGTTTTTGCATATCCGGAGTTATTAGCCGCAAAGCTTTACGCCCTGCAGGTGTGTGCAAGAATGTTTTTATTTCATCGGATATAAATTTCATGACTGACCATTTTGAAAATTATCGAAAGTAACATTGATTTTTTACAAAAAGTATACAAAAAAAAATACTCTGTCAATTATTCAGTCTATTGCAAAACATTCGCCAATGTGACAAATTAACTTTAAAATATATGCAGGAGTGATAACGATGGCTTTCATAACCAGCACGATACAACAGATTTTTGATAATGCGATTGCATATTTCAATGCGAGACTGAGCCAGACAACGCCGGAATCTGATCAGGCGTATAATGCTGTTTTGTCCGGCGTTATGTCATTAATGTATGGCCAGCTTTTAAAATTGGCATCTGACAAGGCAAAAGAAGCGATCACACTTTCAGCTTCATTGAGAGGACTTTTAATAATCGGAGAAGGTCGCAATATTCCGATCAAACAGCAAAGGCCCGCTGTTCTCGAAATTGATGTTGTTGCCGTTGAGGGAACGACTATTGATACAACAGTTGTATATATCGGTAATTCAAATGGCGTCAGATATCGTCCTGATTTTGCTGTGATCGCTGGCCCCTCTGGAATCATCACCTTGACTGTCACAGCTCTGACATTTGGAACAATCGGAAATTTACAGATTGATGATGGATTAAAAGCTGATCGGCAGGTTTCCGGAGCAAATATTGATGCTGTTGTCAGCGCAGTTGTTACGCTCGGAACTAATCAAGAAAATACTGAAGCATATAGACAGCGCTTGCTTGATGATGAACGTGGTATTGGCGGTGGATCAGATAGTTTTGACATCAGGAAATGGTCTGAGGAAACACCGGGTGTTTTACGCACATTTCCTTATTCTGGGAATCCGACTTATCTTCAAACAGAGATCGGAGAGAATCTTCCGAGTGAGAAAACTGTTTTTGTGGCAGCAGATTCAACGATTGATCCGGATAATGTGGCGCCTCCTGAATTGCTGGACGAAGTTAGGGATTATATCAGATTTGATCCAGAGACAGGTCTTTCAAGACTCACACTTGGGAATGACGCGAACTCAACCCTTTATGTTGAATCGATTTTCAATACAACATTTTATGTGACAATTTATGGGCTTGATGTTCCCATTGATATTGAGCCGCAAGTGAAGATCGATATTGAAAAAAACGTGAAGGTCTTTTTCAGAGCAATCAGGCCGTTCATTCTTGGGCTTGATTTCATCGGAGATAAAAACGATATTGTAACAGTCCCTAATCTATTTTCAGCAATCAATGATATTGTAAAAGCAGCCGGCGGGACATTTGATGACGCTGAATTTTCTGAAGGCGGGGCGCCATTCCCACTTTATACTCCGGTCGCTGGAGAATTCGTCAAGCTTGCAGATTCAGGGGGGATAACATATCTACCATGAGCAGTTCAATTATTCGCGCAGCTCTTGATGCATTATTTCCTCCAGGCGAACTATGGAACCCTGAAGATGGAGAAAGTTTTGATCAACAACTCGATGGCATCTCTGATACTATCGAAGATGTAAAATCAACAATTGATAGTCTCGAACATATCAGAAATCCTTATAAAACACCTGTTTTCACAGATCTGGAACGGAATTTCGGCTTTCTCCCAAATGATGACATTGATCTTGATATCCGCCAGAAAAGACTGGCAACGAGAATTTATAAAAAGGATCGAGTAAATGCGGTGCAGGATTTGCAGAATGATTTGACATCTGCCGGCTTTAATGTTCTTGTGCATCAAAACGATCCCCCTGTTGATCCCGCTCTTTTCTATACTCCTCCCGCAAAGATATTGGTCAATACTCCTATCAGGATTCAATTGCAAGCAACTACAATGCAAGCGGGAGCAAGTGTTGCTTATGCCGGGTATAATGAAGGAGGAGGGTATTTCTCATGTGCTGGTTATTTTGAATATTATATTGATAGATTCCTCCAATATTTTCTCCCGACTGATCCCAAATATTGGCCGATGATCTTTTTTGTAGGAGGAACAGCAACGAGAAATCCATCAGGGGAATTGACTTCAATCGCATTTGCAGACGTTGATTCAAACCGGCAAGTTGAATTGGATGAGACTATTCTGCGAGCTAAATCCCTTGGTATTTGGTGCGTATTGATTGTAAATTATGTTTAAAATAGGAAAAACATGAAGAGACAAGAAGATAAATACCCAATCGGAAGCGGAACATATCCAAATTGGTTGGCTATAAATACAAGCGGGCCAGGTCTGACTGATGGATCGCCATATCTTGCTGACAATATCAATGATGGATGGGAAGGAGTTTCGCAGGCGATTATGCATTATGCATTCAATAGTGGTCTGACGCAAAAAACAAATATCCCTACAGGATCGGTTGGTGATCCAAATGGATTTCTGGAAGTGGTTGGCCAAAGCCAAATTTTACAAGCACTCCAGAAAGCGCATGGAATTGGCCCAGGTAGATATGTTTTATGGGGTGGGGGAGATTATGTTGCGCCCAATGGCGATAGAGTATTATTGCTCGCTGCACAAACGGTTTTAATCACAGATTATCCGGCATTGGATGCAGCTTGTTATGTTGGTGATGCAAACAATACAACTGTTTTTAATAATGGAGGATATTTTTATCGTTCAAGTGATCCAGCAGGAACGATTCCAAATATAGCTGGACCATATTTGAAATTACCTCCTCAGCCAAGACCAACATTTTTAAGGGAATATACGCTGACTGTTACCGGTGTGAGTTGGACAACAGATAATGCAAAAGGAATACCTTACTTAACGATCAATAATGTACCAAGATTAAGGTTTAATATTAGAGGGTTGGTCCCATCAACTCCAAGAACATCATATACAGCTACTATAAGCGCAATTAGCACACAGACAGGAACTAGACAAGCAGTAGCTGGATTTGCTGATGGTGCCAATAGTATACAAGCTGCAACACAAGCCGGAGGTGGCGGATTAATAGATTGGAATCATCCATCTGCAACAACAGGTTATTATGCTGCGAGTGGCGATATCGCTCTAAATTCAATGCCAACGTGGGCAACCAATTTTTATTATAAATGGGGGATAGTATACTAATGAAAACAATACGATTTAAAGAAGAGAATGGATTCAAAATTATCGAACGATTCGATGAATTGCCGATTGATCCGGTCAGAACACAGCGCGTCGCAAATAAAATTATAAATAAATTATCTGAAGTAAAAGAAATCAATAATTTAATTTCATTTAGTCGTTCATATCGCGAAAAATCTGTGATGGCGGAGGCAAGGATATTATCGTCGCAAAAAATTCAAGCTGCAGCAGAATCGCTGCTGGAAAGAACTAAAATCGAATTTGAAAAGACTAATTTGAATATACAAATTCAACGATCAAAATCATTGATTAGTGATGAGAAGAAAAATAAAGGTATCTTCGATGCCAAGATCAAAGAATTTGAAGGGAAGATACTTGAATTCCATAAAATATTGGATAAAAAGAGGGCCGAAATACTTAAAGAAAATACCGTTTATGCTTTCCTGCACAAAAATGAAATTGCCCTTACCAATGATGAATTCGAAGAGATCTCATCTGTGTTTAATAACAAGGGACCTTGCGAGCAAATAGCAATTGAATTTGATGAGATCGAGTCGATAGTTGTGGAAGCAGATGAGAATCAACCTGAAATCAGAGATATTGTTAGAAAGATAAAAGGGAGTCCTCGATTAATTAATGACATGCGTGGCAAGCAATTCTTTTGGAAGGACCAATCCGGAAAATGGCATAAATCAAAAGATGCAAAACTTGGAGAGAGAAAAGATGATCTTATCCCTTCCGAATTCCATGATATTGCGTTCGAACAACATGAACTTGACGATGATTCAAAAGAGGAAATCAGAATTCAATCATTGGATACTGATCAGAAAGCTCATGAAAAAGAACAGAAGATTAGGGAAATTCTTCGCGAATCAGCAATAAAAAGGATGGAATTGGAGATAGAAGGCAATCCGGATGCCTTGAAAATATCTCAGGATTTTTACAAGACTGAGATGATTGCACTTGAAAAGAAATTTAAAGATTAAAATATTTTAATAATTTGCTTGAGGAGAATCGAATGAAAAAATTATTTTTTTTATGCCTGATTATTTGCGCTGTTTCTCAAACCTGTTTTGCATGGTCGTTATCCGGTTTCTTTTGGCCTCGAAAATCCCCGATTGCGGCTGACAAGTCCGATCAAAAGATTGAAAAATTAGATAAAGATGTCCATGGGGTCAAAAAAATGATAGGGGAACTGGATACCAGAGTTTATGCAATTGATTCAAAGGCAACGGATAATACTGCCGAAATTGTGAAAATATGGCAAGATACGACAAAGACCAATCAAAAAATAGATGGATTTGATCAAAGGATAACTGCATTGAATCAGCAAATTTCTGCATTGCCGACAGCTGATGTCATGGAGTCGTCAGATGTTGTCCCATTGACTATAGGCGGCAAATATATCGGTACAGTTAATTATGAATTTGAGAATATGGATCTTTGTGGGCCTGATCCATATTATAACAACCCAAAGAAAATATCTTGTGTTACAGTCAATATCAATGGATTTAAAGCTGTAAAAATACGCACCGACGGCACGTTAAACCCTATGAATCAAAGGGTTTTTTTTGATCAGCCGAATTGCGGCGGGGATATATATATTATAGCCAGTATTGCTGAAGGATCGAAAATGGGTTTGCCTTTACTTGAGGGAGCCATTTCTGACGTAAACGGTGAATTATATTATTATTCAAAAAATTCACAAGTGATGCAAATCACTTATGACCATTATAAAAGTTTTATTTCATATTCTCCGGATGAATATTATAACCAGGAAAATATTCAATACCATATGCACAATGCTCAATATGCCGGAAATGGTCGGTGTTGGAATTATACTTGGACCTCTCCCACTAGCAACGCAAGTGATTATATTGTCTATGTGTATAAACTATTACCAAACGACCCCGCTATAACCGGAATTGATGAATATCCATTTAAAGGCGAGATTCTTGTCAATGGCCGCCCTATTATCGATCTTTCACAGGTGCCAATGGCATCCATGGAATAACAAAGAGGTAATCATGCTTGCAGACTATGAACAACAAGAGTTCAGAGATATCAAGATAAGACAGCTTATTAAATGGCTCGAAGACTCAACCGGTTTTCAATTCGTTGAGACAAGCTCGCGCAGAATTGGAGATGATGGCGTTCATGGAACAGATCCGACCAGGGCGAGTGATTTGCGTTGTAGATCTTTGGAAGTCGGAATTGCAATCGAAACTTGGATTAATAAGTTTTGGGAATACGATTCTGAGCGACCATGGAAAAAATGTTGTTTTCTACATGGTGAAGGTGCCGATTTGCATCTGCACTTACAAGTTCACAAAAACACTAAATTTATAGGAGGATAATATGTCGGAAAATGATGAAATGCGCATGGTTAGTGATAAAGAAAAGATATTGGAAAAAACGGAAGGAACACGCGGAATCAAAACAATAAGCGTGAAATTCAACACATGCGAAGGAGATGAAATTGAAATCATCAGGAGAACCCCGAGTGATAAAATTGGGTTTTTGCAAGTCAACAATATGATCAAAGACCTGGGGGTTGAATTGCAAATGAATGTCGTCAGGAAAGGTGCCGGCGGCTAACATGGAAAATCAGATTAAAAAAGGTCTTTTTCTCGCGATTATATCCACAGCATCCTATTATGTTCCGGTCTTCATGGCCGGACTTAAAGGATTTGATGTCTCAAAGGTTCCCGCCGAATTTTATTCTTACTACTGCTGGACCACATCCGGCAGTATGTTTTTGATAGCCGTTTATGCTTGGTATTTATTCTTAATCTGTCCCATATCACATTACAAAATAAAGATAATCTTCCTGTGGATGCTATCTGCTGAATCGTTAAGCTTCTTGATCCATGTCTTTGATAAATTTTTTCGTTTCCAGGTGTTTAACAGAAGCGAAATCATGGCAGCATGCATAGGTTTTTTAGTCTGTATCTTATGGATCTTAAGCCGGATCGTTCGGAATAGAAAATCAGATGAATTTGAAATAGATAGCGCATATCTTGTCAAGTTTCAGCCCAAAAATATATTTGGAATTCTCAACCATTTGATCAATTTGCGCGGTCATGTAGCGATCTATCAAAAAGGAAAGATCTATAAGTTTAAGCGCAAAACGAAATCCTTATTGGAGATTGATATCGGGCATGCATGGATTGATAATAAGCTGAAAAATGGAGAGATCACACTTGAAAGAATACCGATAGTCCCAGGCATAAACAGTCTTGTTGGGAGAAAATTTGATTTGATGAAATTCAACTGCAACTCGCTGGAGAAATATGCAAGAAAAAATTAGGCCGTCATTATCGCTGGTTGTTGGTTTAATAGTCAGTTCAATATTGATTATTTTGGTTGTTGCTCTTTGTGTTATCTGCGCCAAAAATCCGTTGTTTTGGTCTTTTTTAGCCATACCGTTGCTGAGTTTGTATTTCACATTTGGCAGAATAGCACTGATTTTATCATATGCCATCATCGATTTGCATTTTTTGTTCTGGTCATTTTTAGGGCTGGAAGTCGCAACAGTTGATGCTATTCCAAAATTTAAAATCCCGTTCATCTTGGCAGCATATTTTTTGATCCTTATTTTCAAACGAAAATCAAATTTTGTCATACATGTCCATCGGTGATATCGCAGAATTGTTGAAGTTAATAGCGAAATGGGAAAATCCAATTGCGATAGCTATTTCCATTGTGTTGATTTTCTTTTTGCTATGGCGGAAATTGACGAATTCTGAATATGTGACAGGTGGTAAAGAGTGCTGGTCTGAAATGATGGACTTATACAATGCTGCAAAAAAAGAATTATCAGAAGCAAAAAGCGAACTCGAAGACAGCCGCAGAATTATTAATGAACTCGAGGCAAAATTGATCGAAAAATCATCAATTAAAAATGATGAGCAACCGGAATAACCTAACTTGATAGGATAAAAAATGATTCAACTTTTAACTACTTGGGCAATAAATTATGGCCTGATGACTGCTGGAAGTACCATTTCTGTTTTGATCATTGGCTGGATCTTGAAAAAGATCCCTACTGACAAATTTTCGATATGGGCGAAAAAGGTCGGAAAAGCTCAAGGTATTGCGATCACTGTGTTTTTCAACAAAAAATTACCGAAATTTTGGAACGGCGTGATCGAGCCGGTTTTAATCGATACGATCAACGCTCTTGGAATAAGTTGGCTGAGCGGTTTTATCGAAGGGCTGAAAACTGACGATTTCAGTAAGTAAAATCTTGAAACCTTGCTGCCAAAATGGCGGGCAGGATTGAAAAACGATATTTTTAACGGCCTCTATTACGTCCGGTAATATTAAAATCGATTTAAGGGCGTTTTAGATGCTATTTTCATTTTAAGATCAATTAATCACTGGTTTTTGAATACTTGTCAATTGATGTGCATTGCCGATCAATCTCCAGTTAAAGAAATATTGCGACAATGGAAACGCCAGTTTTTTAGAGTGATCAACAACCATAATTCCAGATTTGCAATAAGTGACAATTCCAAAAAATCCTGGAATTGCATTTCCCATTTCGCCGTCAATCGTTAATATATCGTTGGTAAAATAATCTGCTCCATCGATTTGGATATCAAGTTTGGGATCATTTCCGCTCTTTTCTGCGCTCAAATAATGTTCCCAGAAATCTGATGATCTAACATCATGTGCAGTTTTAAAATCTGCTGAAAACTCAAAACATTCATTGAATGAATCCCAAAATCTAAATTTCATCGGTTACCTCCTTATGTTCGTTATCATATAAGATCAGCTTCATTATCTCGCTCGATTCCAAGGTAACCAGAACAAAGCGAGAGAATTGTGGGTGATTTTTTGGTATTATCCACATTTTCCTCTTTGATTAATATCATTCAAGGCTTTTTTCTCAATAGATTCAAGTTGATCAATAGCTCTTTCAAGGCTTGCCGTCATTTGGGATGATTGTCTCATCAATTGCCTAAGAATATTTTGTTTTTCGTGATTAATGCCGTTCAGAGCGTCCGCAATTCGTTTGATAGCAGAAATTGTTTCCCAGCGTCCGGAATCAGCTTTCAATCCAAGAGCTTCTTTTACTTGGTTAATTGCCGCATTATATTCAAACATGTGTCTTTCTCGCTCTTCTTCGATGCGCCTAGTTGAATCATTTTCCAATGATTTAGCTCTGCTCACGATTCTTTCGGCGCGGTCTTCTGCCTCTTTGATTTTATATTTTGCCATGGTCACATCTGATATAATCTGAGATATCTCTTCACCATGCAGCTTTTTAATCTTTTTTTCGATCTTGAAAAAATTGAAATCACTTTGACGCGCACGGTCCCTATACAAATCGTCTGTATACATGAGCAGTTTAAGCATTTGTTCAAACCCAAGCTTTTGACCCGATACAATAGCTTTTTTTGCAGTCCTCCAACTGTTTGCACCACGTATCATTAAACCAGCCTTGTCTGGAACCTCAGTTTTTTTAATCAAATCTTTAGGAACACAAAATATCACTCTGCTTGCAAAGCGAAGATACCCGGTCCATTTTCCCGCCGTCACATCAGCAAGAAAATCTGACCTAGATACTTTAATTTCATATGCGGTTGGGTTTGGCTTAGAAAAGCTTTTTTCAAGCGAAAATAAGTCCGGTCTTTGACTTCCGGATGATCCCATAGGGATATCAACCCACACCATCCTTGATCCATTGATTCCTGTTTTTTCGATGGTACTTTTAAGATCTTGCAACAAATCGTCGTGCTTCCAGTTTTCTATCATTCAGCCTCATAATTTTCAAAAAAGTCATCTTCCGAAACGGTGTGTGAAATTCCAGTTTTGATGTTTTTCAAAATAATTCCTTCATATTCTGACCAGGAAACCACTTTATATCGATTCCCGAATATGTCAAAAACAACTGGGGGCTCTTCCTCCGGTTCCTGATTTTCATAACACCATTGTGAATTTTTGAAGTTGTCAGTCATTTTGCCTCATTAAAAAGGAACTTCATCGCCACAATGAGGACGAGGGGTTACGAGTACTCCCATTCCATCCTCTCCGCGTGGTTTTTTGCAATTTGGGCAAGAAGTAAGTTTTTCTACATAACAATATTTTATAGTTTCAATGCTCAGAAGTTCGCAGTTTTCAAAGGCTCCTATTTTTGATCTCCTGATTCGTTTCCATTCTGTATAAATACGGCTATCTACCTCAACTTTATCAGTTATATAAAATTCTTTTCGACTATGTTCTTTCATAAACGTTGTGTTTATGGCAGATTTTTTTTGATTTATTTCTACAGCTTTATATTTTCCTCCATGTATGAAAACAGCCAAAGCCTTATCATTTTGTTCTTCCAATGCGTCAATCAATTGATTTACGATCTGATACCCAATGACTTTCATCTTATATCTCCTGAAATTATTTATCATTCCGACATTAAAGAATGTATTTCTCTGATAAGATTTATGCTTAATTTGTTTTTATACTTGTTCGCCTCTAGTAATTCTTCAACCAAAAAAATAGTTGAAAGTTTAATCCCTAAAGTTTTCGCAAATTTTCGCAAGAATTGGATATTTGGTGTTTTTTTACCGGTTTCAATTTCAGAAATATAGCCAGGAGAAACACCAAGATTTATTGCGATGTATTTCGCTTTTATATCATGACTTTTCCTAATTATTCTTAAAGCATGGTTTAACATAATACCTCCTTTGATTGTTTTATTCACTTATGGCAGAATATTATATACGTTGTCAAATAAAAATGTTTGCGTAACGAGTAAAAAAAATAACTTGACAGCGAATAAAAAATAAGACACCTTTTATCTATATTTTTCTAAATTGCCGAAAATTACTTTCGGCTAATTCCAACTGATAGGAGAAAAACCATGAGTAATGAATTGGCAGTAACACCGCAGGACGCCCTGGCCATTCTCGAACAACAGAATACGCCAGAATCAAAAGCGATCATTGAATATGTAAAAGCGATCAAACAGAAAAATATCGCTGTTCTTGGAGTCGATGAAGCATTTGTTTTGACTGATAATAATGGTCAGATTAAAGCGTTTAAAAAAGCACTTATGCTATCAGCACAGGATGGAACACTGATTCAGCCGACGCCAAACGGTCCTTTTGTTGTTTCCGCTCAGGGTTATGAGGTTTGGGCAGAAGGCACAGGCACTTCAGTGATCTTTCCAAAAGAAGTACTTGTCGGTAACGAATGGAAACCAAACCCATATGCAGAAAGAGACGAACAAAACCGCAGAATCTTGGCGGTCCATGCGCGCGCAATTGCATTTCGTTATTCATCCATGGGAATTCCACAGGTATCAGACTGGACAACAATCTTTGATACTCCCAGCTACAGAATGATTGATCTTTTAGCCAAGGCGAAAAAGTTTCCACAGGCTTTTAAGGTTCTTCCAAAAGGGATGGAGCCTGACCAGGGCGAGAAGGAAACATGGGCTCATTATCCGTTTGACGAGTCAATGAATCTTTGGATTAATACGAGCCATGACGAGGTTATTACCTGGTTGTCTCAGATTCTCAACAGAGAAAAAAAGGCTATGGATTTCGCTCAGACATTTGCAAAACGGAATGCTCTGAAGCATTTGTCAGGCATTCAAAAGGCTCCGGCAAATCAATGGCGAATTACTGTTCTGGCATGGAGACCAACCGGCAATAATATTGTCAAATGGGATGCGACCCAATATGCCAATCTGCAGACCCGTGTTGCAGGAATGATTGAGGGAAATTCAGACGAATTCAAGAATCAAATCGAATTGAAACAAGGAATTGAGCGCACCTCTGAAGATGAAAATATTGATGCTCTTGAGGCTGAAGTTGATCCCGAAGATTCTCAAGAACCCCCTAAAAGCACGGAATCGACAGAACCAAAACAGGAAGAAAAAACGGAAATTTCCAAAGATGTCAAAAATGCTATTTATATCTACAAAAAATTTCCTGAGCTTTCAGTAAATGCCGTAAAAGAACTTGGCATAGATGATAAAAAATTTCCGACACCTGAGCATTATGATGATCAAACAGCGGTCAAATTCTATGAGAAGGTTTCCGAACTCGTTGACGCTCAGAATTAAGGAGGATGCATGAATTTACAAGATTATAATTTTCCAGAGATTACCGATCTTGATTTGGCGTTTCCAAGCATAAAAACAGATGATTTTCTCTTGGAACTGGCAAAAGAAAAGGGTTTCTATAATGGGAATACTCCATACAATAGGCTCTTTTCAGAATTGTTTTTTAAAGGCGGAAAACTAAATTTCAAGGCAAGCGCCAGTGAAGAGTTTATAAAAAAAGCTGTTCCTTATCTTAAAGCGTTCATGGGTTCTTTTGAGCCTCAACACGAAGAAAAAGAGGCAATTTGTGCTCTTATTCTTTCAGAATTATGTACCTTATAAAAAGGGCAAAAACTATGATTATCACACATTTAAGAACAAAAGGATTCAAGGGGTTTGATATCGACGAAGATATCCCCTACAAGGTGATTTACACCGGTCCAAATACCGCCGGCAAATCTGCGCGGGCTGGCGCGATTGCATTGACATTGCTTAATCATATTCCCTGGGAGAATTCAGGCAAGGATATTAATAAAATCGTTGATTCTTATTCTCCGGGTGATGAATTTGGAGTAGCGATTAAAATCGGGGATACTGAACTTGGCAAGAAATTCAAAAAAGGTAAGAAAAAACCGGCTTGTCAGCTAAACGGAAAACTAGCTTCTGCCGACAACTTTCAGATTGCTCTTGGCGCAGCCGGAAATCCCAAAATTGCTGATATTTCCGATTTTACGAAGCAATCGGAGGCAAAAAAGATCGATACGCTTTTTGATCTCTATCCGAATCCTGATCTTGAAAATATCGATTTGGAGATTGAGAAAGCAAAAGCAGAAATCAAAAATATCAATAACAAAATTTCAGGCGCTGAATCAACAATCCAACGTTTGACCAATTCTAAAAATCGGCTTGAATTGCCTCCAGGAAGCATCGCTGAAATTCAAGCAGAAATCGTCTCAATTGATCAGCAAATTGCCGATTTGCAGAATCAAATTAAGCAGGATGAAATCGCTGAGGCTCAGGATAAAGCGAAAGATGAAGGAGCTCGCCAGGAACGCAAAAAAATGATCGTTGAAAAAGAAACTGGAATTAGTATTAAAAGAGAATCTTTTTTATCAGAAGATGAGATACCGCTGAGAACTGATGAAGAATGGGAACAAGCCGGAATCGATTTCATGCCATCCAGTCCGCAAATGCAAGAAACCGATCGGATTATTTCAGGCATGGAAAACAGTTTGATAATTCCTCGCAAAACTCCAAGTGCAACCGAAAATATTGAGTCATCAATTGAACGAATCATTGATGCTATAACTAGCACAGGTTGTTCAACATGCGCGGCTTTGATCGTCGCTAAACTGGAATTGAAAAAATATG